TCGCCCTGCTGCCAGCCGGTCTGGTCGATCATGTAGGAGAAGTCGGCAGGCAGATCATAGATACCCGTGTCGCCGGGTTGAGTCGTGAACTCTTCCCGGCGCACGAGCTTCTGCCAGTGATTGTCGCCGACCATCTCCTGCCCGCACTCGTTCAGCAGGTAGGTCAGCTGCTGAAACGCCGGGTCTGGACTCGCAAAGGGATCCACGACCGGGCTTAGCCCGACGAGCACGGCCGCGCGGTTGATGATCTCGCCGGCCGTCTGGAACCTGTTGAGTCCTGCCATGACTTACCTCTTGCGGGTGATCCGCCTCTTCTTTGCTTCTGGCGCCGGCGGCTGTGCAGCCGCTACGGGTGCCGATTGTACCGCTGGCGCAGGCTGCGCCTGCCCGGTGCGCAGCATCTCGTCGATCCGTGCCGCCTGCTCCTCGATCGCCCGCTCGAGCACCGCGATCTTGTTGTCACGCTCCTCGAGCGCGGTCTGCAGCTTGGTCACCTCGGCCTGATCCTTCAGCGCGGCGACGAACTCGGCCGCCTTGCGCTTCAGCTCGTTGCCGTTCATCAGCTGGCCCACGTACGTGTCGGCGAGCGTCGCCAGCTGCTCGACCGTGTAGCAGTTCATGTACTCCAGCTCTTTCACCAGCGCCGGAGAGAGACCGGGCCACAACGAGAGTGGCATGCCGTCGTGGACGGTCTGCGCCTGCTTCTGCTGGAACCGCGCGTACTGCTTCTCGAAGCGCATGGTGTCGTCGGTGGCGTAGACGCCCGTCTTCTGCACCGGGCGATCCACGACGTTCAGCCGGTCGCCCGGGACCATGATCTTGATGTACTCCCGGTCACGGAAAATTTTGCGGCCCTGCTTCAGGGTCGCGGCCTTGTCCTCTACGGTCTTCGTGTAGAACATCACCCCGAGGCGATCGTCGCCGAAGCGGGGGTTGTTGATGTTCTCTGCGAGTTCTTCAATCGTCGGTGCTGCCATGTCGTTTTCCTCTTCTTAGGCTGGTGGAGTGAAATACCCGTACGGGACCAGCACCCGCACACTGCCTGTCTCGGTGCCCAGATAAACAGGCGGAAAGATCACCGGGCGGGTTTCCGTCAGCCCCGTGATCCAGCTGTTGATCGTGCTTTCGAGCACGGCCATGCTGCTCTCTTCGAACGTCTTCACGCGCAGGTTGAACTCGTACGGAGCGCCGGACTCATCGACCGGCGTGTCGAGTGGGATGCCTGAGTTGAAGCCGCTCATCAGTTCACCGTAAAGGTTGCCGGGGCCGTCCACGGCGAACCGGAATCAATCCTGCTGCGCGCCGTGAAGGTTTTCTGCCCCGTAGCGTTGTCGATCACGAACGTCCCGTCAAACGGGGTGTACCACGTGATGTCGTCGCCTTGATCGGTTTGATTCGGTACCTCAACCTGATTGCCGATACCGCAGCCTGAGCCATCCAGAATGGACAGCGAACCCGGAGGCGGGTTAGCCGCTACCGTGTAGACCGTGACACCCGGAGGTGCCGCTGCCGTAGTGAAGTCCACCCGCAGGACGTTGGATGGGTTACCCGCGTCGTCTTCCTGATAGAAGCTGATCTGGTAGTTCGTGTCGGCAGACAAGCCCGTCACAACGGGCCACGTCACGGGGAACCCCAGAGGCGCGTTGACCGCGACACCGTTCGCCTTGATCGTTGCCGCGTCGGGGTTCGTACCGGCAGCCGTGACATAGGCCCACGCCGTTCCCTGATCAATGTCGTTGGACGTGCATTGCGGGACGACAGAGTTCTCGGTGATGCTCGTCGCCTGCGGATTCGACAGGGCCGGCGAGGTGGTGTCCTGAATCGTCCAGTCCCAGAAGTTCGACGCGACCGACCCTTGATCCGTCACCAGAGTCACGTAGTTGTCAACGTAGACACCGGGCGTAGCCACAGACCCGGTGATCACGCCTGTCAGCGGGTTAACAGACAGACCGGGCGGCAGGCTGCTGCCGACATATCCCGGATCAAAAACACCGCCGCCGTCGTTGAAAGAGCCGGACACGTCCAAGTTGATCGCCGCATCTTCGTCGTCTGTCTGATTGGCGATGTCCGGGCCGTCGAAGGTCGGGGGCGTCGGGCTTGGGCCACCCCCTTCTGGCACGAGCCACGCATTGACAGCAAACAGGTCAGTGTTGATCTCAGCTATTGCTTCAAACTGCCCAGAGGCATTTACCGGAGATATGAACAGGGTCGGCCCGCCGCCAAGACCGCCAGCAGTCACTCCGTGCGCGCTGCCCGGTTCTCTTGCCCCAAAGTAGTTATTCGCCGACGCACCGTTAAAGGAGATGACTACAAGCTCTTGGCCCGGGTCAGCAACCGAGGCGGTTTCCCACACACCAGACGCCGCCAACGTAAACGGGTTCTGATAATCCTGCACCAGCCGCCCGTTCTTGAAGTACCCGGCCATTGGCTGTACGCCAGAACTTCTGATGTAGACCTGACCGGTTGCAGTGTCCTGAAGGCAAATCTGCGATCCGTAGTCGATGAGTGCTCCGGCTGTGTTTGGCGGATACCCGCAAGCTGTAGTTGACGAATTCGCGTTCCAAAACACAGCCTCTGCATTATCTGGAACGCTGGCCCCAGTTGACTCCAGACTCCAGTTTGACCCGGTATCCGGCAACGTCGGCAGACCAGCATCAATGTCAAAGAACTCTACGTCATCGGAACTGAGAGCGGCTACGACAAAGAAGCTAATGCTATTGCTCTCTGCGTAAATTTCGATCTGGTCGTTGGTTCCAAGAGGAACAAAGTATGTGGATGTCGATCTCTGTCGATAGTCTGTCTCGGCCACATAGGCCGTCTTTCCTGCCGTTCGCAGCTTCATCCAGCGAGGGCTGCTGTTGCTGTTCTGGACCTGAATTATCAGGCCGACCGTATTCGCCGGGAGAGGGCCGAGGTCGTCAGCAGGGGTTATGGTTTCATTAGGCCCCGTACCAGTATCGTTGCCGAAAACGGTCTGCGTAAGTTGGACAAAATCGTACTTGGTAGCCATCAGGTGAACTGCCCTATGCGAGTCGCATTGTTGTTCGAGTCAACAACGTAGAGGTGTTTTCCAGACAAAGATCCGAGCTGTCCAGCGAAAAACTCTCCGACATTTATGAGTCCGTTCGACCACGCTGTCACAGGCTGCATCTCTCTGGCAGAGGACGAGTAGAGTCCTGCTCCTGATGTGCCGATTTCAAGGCGCATCGGGCCAGCGCAGAGGCGGAAACCGTCGCGCCACATCTTCTGTCCCGGCATGTATTCCGAGGCTTTACCAGAGCCGTCCATCCCCCATCCGCGAGGAACAATAGCGTCAGTGTAGCCAGCTCCCGGCCACGGCTGCGGGGGAGGGTTCCAGAGGCCGCGAGACTGGTTGTCCAGCCAGTATTGGATGCGCTCGGTGGGAGATGTCTGCATCCACACCTCAGCCAACCCCCAGACGTTAGGAGCTGTCTCTATTCCACCACCTAACTCGCCGCCATCGCCACCAGCAAACTTGGAGGACATTCTGTTCGGGAGGAACGAGCAGCGAACTCCGACGTCATCTCCACCATAAGTGTCCCACACACGCAGATATTTGTTGGAGTTAGCCGTGGGCTGCCCTGTCCGCACCCAGAAATCTGCCTTCATCCTCCACTGGCAGTACATACTCGGGAAGGAACTTGGAGACGATGGGACGCCGACGACCCACCAACCTTTGTCGCTGGGTGCCCCGTTCTGCCCGAACGTCACGCCGTAAACGCGGCGACCGTCCTCGGTGGTCACATACTGACCGTCTGTGCCACCTCCAGCGTATGGAAATCCCGCTGGGCTTTGATCTACCAGTCCACCCTCTGGCACAGCTAACTGATTGGGACGCTTCACGCCCAACTCGTATGCGTAGTCCACCATGTCAAAGATAAGGTCGGCGGTCGAACCCCCGACGGACGGTCTTGTCCCGAAACCATTCTGACTGTCTACGACGCTCCACGCCCCGGCCAGAGGGTCGCCCACGACAGAATAGCGTGGATCTGCCGGAACAAAGTTTGTCGCTGAATCACTTAGGGTGATAGAAGCAGAATCCACGCCAAGAGCAGCACCTCCGGTCGGACTCGTCAGGTCTACGTCAACCGACCCGGGTCCAGCCAAGTCTGCTACGGTGAAGTCGATGTCTGCTGTGACCTCACCATCAGCAAACGAAAGAGGCCCGGTAGTCGGGTTCACGTCCGCTACATTCGCGCCGCTCAGCGTCCATGTGGCCCCTACGACCCCCTCGGTGTTTCCGACCCGAGAGACCGAGATACTACGAGCGCCGTCATCTGCTACCACATACGGCGGCGTGAGGTTGATTACCGCCTGCTGATAATTAGGATCTCGGCTGTCGAGGGTTCCATTCTTGTCTGCAATCGTGAACGCCTGCGTGACCAGATCAATCGCCTGCACAGACAAAATATCCATGCGCTCAGAGTCATGATTCGGGTTGTAGGGCAGCACGTCATCATCAGCGGTGAAGTACAGAGACGTTACGTCCGCAGACACGCTGCCGTCATAAGACATCACGCTGCCGTCAAACGTAATCCCGTCAGTAGGGAAGGTTACATTAGGAAAGAGCTGCGCTGTCGCAGCATTAGAACCCTGAAGGTAGCTGCGCACGTCGTACGTCTGTACACCGCCACCTTCCACCGGGAACCAGTCTGGCAAGGGTTGCCACGACAGGTCAACGTAGTCCGTGTCGAAGGTCGCGGCGTTGCTAGTTTCGCCGCCAGCCGTGAACGAAACAGTGATTGACGGCGCTCCGGTGCCGTCGTAACCGAGAGAATTACCGTTGAAAGAGAACCCGCTCGGGAGCGTCGCGTCAGGAGTGATCGGCGCTGTCGGCGCGTCTGTACCGTTGAGGTAGTCACGTATGTTGACCGACCCCGGCACACCGTATGTGAACTCGGTATCCGGGATCACGTCCCAGCTTAGCGGGATGAATGCCGGGTTTACGTTGACCGTGAACAGGCTCGACTCAGTATCCGGCCCGACGCCGTCGCTGGCGATGCAGCTCTGCTCGAACCCGGGACTGACGTTGCCGGTGCCGTCCCAGCTCAGCACGCCATTGTTGAACGTGAACCCAGCCGGATAGGTATCGCCCGGCGTGATGGTCGCCGTGGCCCGGTTAGTGCCCCTCAGGTAGTCGCGGAAGTCCACGCTGGCCGGGATGCCGGTATAGAACTGCTGGCCCGGAATCACAGACCAGGACAGCTCACGATAGCCCATGTTCTTCTTGGGGATGATGAACCGCTTATTGCCCTTGTGCGGGAACAGTGCGGTGAAGGCTCGCTGCTTGTGGCGCAGGAAGCTCATATCTTGTCCCTCACCCGGTACGGCAGGCTTTCCGGGCTGGCAATGAACCGGCGCCAGGCAGCAGTCTGTACCTTGGCATCGGGTGAATTCAGGTCAGGGTTCGCCCTGATAAGGGCCATGTAATGACCGGGAGGAATACTGAGGGCCAATCTCCCCAGGCCCTCAGTATCCCTCGCCCCCCCGGCCTTTCTCATCGACTCATTCGCCCGCAGCGCCTGGAGATCGCCTGGCCCGTATGTGTTCACATACAGCTTGCTTTCATGGGGCTGGACATGAACGTCCTGCACCAGGCCGTCCCCCAGGTTGTTGCGGGCTACCTTCACGGCGTGACCGGCGCAGTCGGGTCAATATCGGCAATCACCGCATGGGCGCGCTCGTTCAGCACCTTCAGCGTGTAATCGACCACCATCTGCCGCTTGTCAGACAGGCCCGTCTTGGCCAGCGGATCGACCCGGTAGCCGTGCAGGAACGTCTGCCGCAGATACTCGGGGTCGTAGATGAACACGTTCGCCGCGGTGCCGCTGTTGTAAAGCTGCTGATTGCGGTTCGCCACCATCTTCAGCGTGACGCCGAAGTCGGTCAGGAACACGTTCACCGAACCCATGGCCGTCGCCGGGCCGCGCTGGTTGGTTTCGGCAGACAGGGTGGCGATCCGGGCAGAGCTGTCGAACATATACTCGGAAAACTTCCGAATCACGCTCGACGTGGACAGCATCATGGTCGGGTTGCCGCCCTCCTCGTAGATCGCCTGGCAGGCATCACGCACCGCCGTTTCGGTCAGCGCGCGGATGGTGCCGGGGGTCGGCGCCGCCACCAGGCCGGTGCCGAGGTTGAACCCGCCAGAATCACCGCCGACGCCAGCGTAATAGGCCGTCTCGATCCAGCTCGGGAAGCCGCCCACGCGGCCCGCGGTGGTGTTGCCATCATCGGCCACAGACGCCTGGGGCTGGAGAAGGATGGCGTCCACGTCACGGCGCAGTTCGATCTGGCGGCGCATGACCTGGTTCGCCAGCTTGCCCTGGGAAGCGATGCTGTTCGACTCGTTCGCCCGGGTCGATACGCGGACTTCCTTGCGGGAAATCTGGCAGTGATTGCCGACCCGGTTGCCGGTCGAGGTGTCGTCCTGGTCCGAATCGCTGCCATCCACCGCGGCGTTGTCCACGTCCGGGGCGGCCAGTTTGTCGATGTACCACTCGGCATAGGAATTGCCGGTGGTGTCGCTGCCGATGCTGTTGGTGAACGGCGTCCAGGTCCCGTTGTCGCTCAGGTCCCAGAGCTGGTTCATCACATCTTCGCGGATTGCGCCGCCACGCTGTACGGCCTTCAGGTCCGCACTGTCAAGATTTGCTGTAGACATTTCAGAAGTCTCCGATTAGCTGTTGAGCAGCCGCGACCTTCTGGTCCCAGCTGCCTGATTTGGCCGCATTGAGCTTCGCGGCCACCTGTGAACTGCCCTTGCTCGGGCCGGAGGGCTTCTGAGCCTTCTGCATGGTGCGGACCTTCTTGGCCTCGGCGTTTGCCGTTTTCAGGGCCTTTTCCATCCGCGTGAAGTCATGCAGCAGCTTGACCAGACGATGATCGTAGACGTTCGACAGCTCGGCTTCGGAAAACCCGTATGCTTCCAAGGAACTGACAATCTCCTGCCGTCCTGCCTGGTACGCCTCGGGGCTTGCCCATTCCGGGATTGCCTCCAGCAGTCGCTGACGTTCGCCAGCCAGGTGGGCGTCGTACTTCGCCCGGTGCTGCTCCACCATCTCTGGCGGCAGACTCGGCCCCACCTGGGCAAGCAGTGCGCGCAGCTCATCCTGCGCCCGCATCAGCTCCCGCTCCTGTTCGATCTTCGCCGCAGTCAATGACTGCTCTTTACCCTCCAGATCACCGGCCCGTTGCGCCAGGTCCTTCAGCTCGCCAAGCGTCATCGGCTCCACCCCCTCGGGCATCGCCACCTTCAGCTTGTAAAGCTGCTCTGGACTGACTCCGGCCTTCTCGGCCAGGTCGGTGAACGTCTCAACAGGCTTATCCTCAGCCACCCTCTCGGGCGTCTCAGCCTCGGTGTCGCCTTCTGCTGCCCTCTCGGGCTGTTTTGCGTCCTCCACGGGCTTATCCCCCTTCTCAGGGAGTTTCCGGCCCGTGAGGGCCGCAGCAGCTTCCAGCAGTCCGGCTTCTTCAGCCGAATAGCCTTCAGGCTGCTCCGTTTCCACCGCCTGCGGCGGCGCTGCCTCGCTCCTGCTCTCGCTCAAGGTCGGCTGTGATGCTTCCAACAAGTTTTGCTGCCTCCATTTCGGACTTCAGCGTGCTGTCGAAGTAGCGGAACCGGATTTCCTCCTGATCCGCGATAAATTCCTTCATCGCCTTGCGCATATCGGCCTGGATCTTCTCGCGCTCGATAGCGAACTGCTCCTGAATCATCGCCATCTGCTGCTGCTGGGCCTGCTGGGCCTGCTGCTGCTTGGCCTGGCCCGCCTGCTGCGCCTCCGGGCTGGCCGGATCGATGAAATACTGCTCGGGACTGTCGATCTCAGCCGCACGGCCCCAATCCAGCAGCGCGTTCTGGAGGTTCGCAGCTGTGACCATGGTCCCGTCCAGGCCAGCGGCCAGCAGCTCTTTCTGCTGCTGGATGATGAAGCCAAGGGCTTCCAGCTTGCGGCGACGCTCACCGGCAGACAGGCCCAGCTTCACCGTCACATGGTCCCGGGCAGGCCACTGGCTGGGATTGACCTCGACCCACTGGCCCGCCTTCTGATACATCACCGGCTGATCCCAGCTCATCCGCAGCAGGGCGTGAGCCTTCAGGTAGACAGTGCGGACAAAGGTCTCGGCCAGGTTGCGGCACATCATGGCCGCGAGCTGCTCCTTGACGCTGTAGGCCCGATCAAGACCCTGGCTGCCTACCTGGGCCCCGATCAGCTGGCTCTCGCTGCTCTGGAGGTCCAGGGAGGCGCCGCCGAGCTCGGAACGCTGCTGGTCGCAGTAGGCAAGCAGCTGCTGCAAGGCCGGGCCGATGTCATTGACGATCATCTCCTGGATGGCGCCAGGCTCTTTCACCCGGATAATCCCGCCCGGGCGGCTGTTGACCGCATCTTCAGGATTGAAGCGGCCCTCGACCCCGATCAGCCGCTTGTTGTTGATGTGCGCGGCGTTGTCCAGCCATTGCCGGAACGCCTGCGTCTTGATCTTCTGGGTGCTGGCGAGCTTGTCAGTCAGCGATACGCCCAGGAACCGATGCCCCACCGGGAAGGCAGAGCCGCAAGCATAGGGCAGGAAGTCGGCAGGCTCGTTGGACAGGATCGTCCCGCCATCTGGCCAGCCTGCGAACATGATCCGCCGCAGCTCACTGACGCCATCGCCGGAATAGTCCACCAGCAGATAGCACTCGTAGCACTCGATCTGATCCTGGCTGGCGTCGATCTGCCGCGATGCGCTGGCCGTGTAGCCGCCAGGGTTGCGGGCCGTGCTGTCCCCGTACAGGTCCAGGCTGGACGCGGGCAGGTCCTTCACCTTGGCCCGGGAATAGCCCATGTCGATCAGATCGGAGCGGGTAATCCACTTCCGCTCGGCACAGAACCGGATGCCCTCCAGGTAGATGCTGGTCCAGTCTTTCTGGAACAGGAAATTCTCGGGCGGAACGGCCTCGAACTTGAACTCGCGCCTGATCTGGCGCCGCTCCACCTGGATCGAGTCGCTGTCCGGGTCAAAGTCGCTGATCGTGACTTGCTCTGACTCATCCCGGGGCTGGATGGCCATTTGCAGCTCCAGGTCGGTCAGCCCGCTGTAGGTTTCCCGTGAAACACTGGTCCGCTCGTCAATCCACAGCTTCGCCACGGCATTACGCGACAGCAGCGCATCCTTGAAGCAGGAGCTGAACACGTAATAGCCATTATTGCGCTGCATCACGAAGTCATTGACCACGCCGGACTCCATGTCAGCGGCTTCTTCGTCATCCGGCCCCATCGGGTTGAAGCTGACGGCATTGTCCGTGGTGAACGCATTCAGGGTCTGGGCCAGCACCGCATCGACCATCGCGGACAGATCGGGGCTGACCACCTGGGAGCGGCCCGGCAGCTCGTTGCCCAGGGGGCGGCAGAAGTACAGGTCCAGGGCTTCCTTGCGATGTGACGCCAGGTCATCGCCCTCGTTGCCCGCTGCCTTGCTCAGCTCCTCTTCGAGAATCTGGCCGAGCTGGGCCTCTGTCATCTTTCGGGCCATCAGATCACCGCTCTGTCTAAGTCGCTGTAGTCAATGGCCCCGCGCCAGCCCATCTCCATCATGCCGCCCTTCCAGGCCCGGCAGAGATAGCGAAAGGAATCTGCTCCGTGGCTCGACCAGTCATGCAGAGGCATATTCTTGAACACGTTGCGGGCGTCGTCGTATTCCTTGCGATAGGCAGACAGGGCAGCACGGCCAAGCCTGGTCTTTTCTTCGTCAAACACCGCTTGGCCGATACTCACCCGGCAGGACTCGATCCCGGGGAATATGGACGGCTCACGAGGCAGCACCCGGCAGCGCCAGCCCATTCCTTCGAGCTGGACCTCGATCGACTCCATGCCCAGCCGCTCGTGGCCCGCGTCATGAGGCAGGATCAGCTCATCAGCATAGGAGTAGCCCTTGTCCTTCAATAGATCGTGATAATGCTTGAGCTGCTGACCGTTGTGTTCTTCGTAGTCGATCAGCCGCAGCTCGCCACCCGGGCCAATCTGGGCAAACCAGATCGCCGTGGAATCCCTGAGGCCAAGGTCCATCGCGACCCAGACAGGGCGGGACCGGTCATAAGGGACGTGACAGATGCGACCATCTTTCAGGGCCTGGTTCATCTGGCTGGCGTAGTAGCTGCCCTCAATGCCGAAGTCCCATGAGCAGTAATATTCCTGCTGGAATAGCTCGTCGGACATCTCTGCCCGCTCGATCTCCAGGGCCTCCGCTGTCATGTGGCCGGTATCGTCACAGGTCAGCAGCTCGGCAAACGCATCCTGGGCAGCACCTAGCTGCTCAAATAGCTCGAAGCCATGATTGCGGCCCCTAGGGGTGTAAGGGAACACCGCCCAGCCCCCATTTTCCGCGAGAATCGGACGGATGAACTCGTACGCACGCGGGTTGGCAATGGCATACTCACTGAACACCACGCCTCGTGGGTTCGATCCCACCAGTGCGTCGTAACGGTCAGAACCGCCAAGCTGCCAGGTGCTTCCGCTCTTGAGCTTGATAAGCATTTCCTGTTCATGGCGGGATTCGCAGACTTCACGAGGGAAGGATTGGTCAATGATGCGCTGGCCGTCGCGGTTAATCCCATTCCAGATAGCCTTTCTGGCCTGGGTCTGCTCGGGGAACAGGTGCCAGTAGTTGCCAGGCTGCAACAGGGCCTCACGACAGGTCCAGTTAAGGCTCACCGTGTCCTTCCCCGCTCTCCTGGGCCACACCAGAGCGGCCCGCCTTGCCCCTTGTTCCAGCGCCATCCAGCTCTTGAGCTGGTATGGCCGCAGATCAATTGTCGGAATTTCCAACGGAGTACTGTTTGATGGTAATAGCCAAGGGTTCCCCGTCGCTCCCGCTATGCTCGATGGCCTTCAGGTCCGGCAGCACCTTCTTGAGCAGAATCTCCGCCGATCTGACCTGTTGCGGCGTCATTTCGCACTCACCAAGGGCGTGATCGATAAGCCTTTTCAGCAGTACACCGGCATGATGATGGATCTTCTGCCGGGACTGCTCTGCCATCGTCACCGTGCGATTACGCGCCCCCATTTTCCGAATGGTAGCGAGTTACACACAGGTTATCAACAGGATACTCACAATCCTGGCTTGCGGCTTGACTTTGCGCGCCACTCGACCAGGCAGGGACGGTGGCACCAGTAGTGGAGGGTGGGCTTGATGCGGAACAGGTAGGGGAACAGGTCATCCCCTGGCGACCCTTTATGGCCGCAGATGCGGCATTTTCTAGAGCTGTGCGGCCCAGTCACGGATGGCCTTGTGGCGGCTGCTGGCGGCGTTCAGGCGGAGGATCGCCCGGTGTTTGGGGTCATCTCCGAGCAGGACCAGCATCTCCTTCCATCTGGCCAGGTGGAAGGCTTCGTCGTTCTCGCCCTTGTCGTTGTCGATCTCGTTGGGAACGGGGACGGCATCTGCAATGGCGTTCATTCTGGCATCGTTCTCCTGGGCTAGCTCGGCATCGTTCCTGCCTGTGAGGACCCCCTGCTTTCTCATCTGGCGCAGCTGGTCTATGTCCTGCTCGGTCAGCATCCTGCCGTAGTGCGAGCTGAACAAAGGCCCCTGGTGTTGGTCGCTTCCGTCGCCGGAAGCGGAAGCGCCTCTATGGCGCTTCCGGCTCGCGGTGCGGAAGCAGTCCGTACACAGGGGAAAGTTGTTGAGCTTGGGCTTTCCGCATTCTTCACATCTGTTCTGCTTGATGTTCATTATTGTCCTTGTATAGAGCATATCGTTAGTGACTATGGCGCTTGCGCTGGCGGCGCGCCTGAGGGCGCACCTTGCGACTGCGCGACCATCACCAGTTTACGAATTGCTTAGTGTTAATACAGAAAGATTTTGATTGTAATGCAAAAGTCCATGGATTGTCAAACTATTGACTTTTCTGTTTGATTGATTATGATTGCGTCTCCACTATGAAAGGAGGCAGATATGGGATTTATCGAAACCAGGGCACCGGCCAGGACGAAGCAGCTCGTGTTCGAGGACTATGACGACAGGAAGAACACCAGCCTGTTCGTGAGCCTCGATCTGTGGCGCCGCTTCAAGGTCTGGTGCACCCAGCACGGCTACAACCGCTCCAAGGCGGTGGAGGCCCTGATCCGGGAGGCCATGCAGCGTGACGGCGTTTAACGGCCCGGATCGGACCCTCATCGCCGACAGGCACACCAGGCAGCAAAGGGAGGAATACGAACTGAGACAGGAGATCATCAACGGGCAGGCCGTGATGGTCAAAGTTTACCCACCCCAACCCGACAGGTGGGCCAGGAACTTCAAAGGCAAGATCGGGAAACCAACCATAGGGAAGATGAAGTGATGGATATGAATAAATACGCTGGCGGCGATGGTCTGTACCTGAAAGCCGCCGATCTGAAGGGCCGGACCCGGGAAGTCACCATCAAGTCCGTGGCCGTGCAGACCTTCGACCAGGGCGAGGGCAAGGGCGACGAAGAAAAGCCCGTGCTGTGGCTGGAAACCAAGGACGACCAGGACCGCGGGATCGTGCTGAACAAGACGAACACCAGGGCCTGTGTCGAGGCCTGGGGCGCGGAGTCGGAAGACTGGAAGGGCAAGAAGGCCATGCTCTCGGTCAGGCAGACCAACATGGGGCCGGGCCTTCAGGTGACGCCCATCACCGCCGACAACGACCTCGATGACGAGATTCCGTTCTGATGTGTGACCGTGAACCCATTGAAGGCATCGACCCGCCCAGGGACTGGAAACAGGTCTGTATGTACTGCGGCGGGACCACGTTCTCCACCTACCGGAGCCAGTATCCGATCTGCGGGTTCTGCCAGGACACCGGCAGCCGGGAGATGGAGCGGCTTTACGACTCCTGGGACCTGGACAAAATCCAGGGCTGGGGCGGATAAAAAAAGCCCCGGCGTAAGCCGGGGCGAACCCACAACCAAAAGGAACCGATGCAATGAACACATTACTAGCACACGACTGGACTTGTCCAGAGTGTTTCGAGATCAACAAAGAGACCTGGATACCACTGGAGCTGGACCGGCTGCATGAGGTCGTCTGCGGGAACTGCAAGGCTGAATTCGTCATCAAGCCGATCAGCCGGGTCAGCCACGAGCTCTACCAGATCAAGGCGGTGGGCCATGAATGAAGAACTGATAGAAGCAGCCGTAGAAATGGCCGCAGATATGCCGCCAGAAATCCAGGATAATGTAAATGGCTTTATCCAAAAAGCCATCGCGGGGGCTGCAGAATATAAGAATATTCTGCATATCGTTTACTGCCTCGGCTTTGTGCAAGGATGCGATACAGCCCTGACTGTGCAGGAAAGGGAGCTGGGCCATGATTAGCCTTACCCTACCCTGGCCTCCCACGGTCAACACCTACTGGCGCAATGTCTACGGTAAGACCATGCTCTCCAGGAAGGGCCGGGCCTACCGTCGCACCGCCATTGCAGAGATCGTGCGCCAGAAGGCCGTCAAGGGCTTCTCAGGGCGGGTCAGCGTGGCGATTGCCGCCTATCCCCCGGACCTGAGGGCCAGGGACCTGGACAACATCCTCAAGCCCCTGCTTGACGCGCTGCACCATGCCGGGGTCATCGAGGATGACTCCCTGATCGACGAGCTGTATGTCGCTAGGGGAGAAAAAACGGAGGATGGGGCTGTGGAGGTTCAGGTGTTTGAGAAGGGTCCTGATGATCTTCTTCGGCGACCTGTTGTACGGTAATCACGCCACTGCAAGCACCAATGCACCACCAGGAGCCGGTTTTGCTGCTCACGTTGGCGCAGGAGGACAATATGATTGAAAACGCAATGATTACGCTTGCCCTGATATGGCTGGCAAGCTGGATATTCGGCATCTGGGAGGACTGGTCTACTGCTGGGCCGCCTGACCGCCCACGCGACCAGCCGCACCAGCAAGGCGAGGATCAATCATCTCCTGGCTGGCTCCCAGCAGACCGCGACTGATAACCCCGGGCGCCACAAAAGCCCCGACACCAGCAGCCGGCCCGAACAGGGCGCCAAGACCCAGGGGGCCGGCAATATCAATCGGCAGGCGCTCGGGCGTCATGGACGTCCGCTGCTCTGCCGCCTGACCGAGAATGTCACTGGCCTGGCTGTAAATCCGCTGCTCCTGATCTCCCAGACCGCCCCGGCGCGCCCTGGTCTTTGTCAGCGGACTCTGGCGCATGGCGTTTCGCAGCGACCCGGGCTTCACGTTGCCGGCGTCATCCACCACGCCCAGCCCACGGTCGAGGGTGCGGGCCTTGCCCCAGAGCAACCGGCCCGCCTTCAGGGCGTCCTCATCGAAACCCGCCGCCATCATGGCATCATCAAGCTGGCGCAGCGCCTCGGAAGCGTTAGAGCGGGTCACGAAGTCCCGGGAGCCGCGCTGAATAGCAGCCAGCTCGTTTCTGAGGGTGGCCGCCTCCTTTGGCGCCATGCTTGGGCTGGCGAGCCGCTTTGCCGTCGCGCTCTGAAGGCTGGCGATATCCTCTATCACGTCGCCGGCGATATTGACTGTGCCGGCTCCTTCCGCCGCCTCGGCAAACAGTTTTGACGCATCGTCATAGACCTTCCCCACATCAACGGTGTCTCCGGTCTGCCCTACCCACTCGGCCACGCTGCGATTCAGTGTTTTTTGGTTGGCCTCGTTCATGGCCGCCCTGGGACCGGCGCCCATCGCCCTGGCGCTGGCCTGCTTCTCCAGGCTGGCGCCGATCCTGCCGCCCGGAATATCGGAGCCGATGATGCCGGAAGCCAGCTCCTTGCCATATCTGCCCCGGGTGGCGTTATAGACCCGCCCGAGAATCCGCCCGCCAGCGCCCAGGCCAGCAGTGATACCGGCGCCCGCCACGCCACCGGGAAGCCCCGCGGCACCTTCCTGAAGGATCGGCAGGGCCGCCGAGTAGGCCGTCTGGGCCGCCAGGCCACCAGGGAGCGCCAGAGCCGGCGCGGCCCCACCGATGGCCGTGGATACCGGGAATCTGCCTTCCAGCTCGCTGAAGGCCCTGGCGTCCGCCTCACGGTCCATTTCGGTCAGACCGAGGGTGTCACCGATCTGCATGAACGTCCTGCCGGCAGACACCAGGCCGGCCTCCAGCGGGCTCATGCCCTCGGTGGCGCTGAACTGTTCCTCAGCCTTCGGCTCGCCGATGGTGATAATTTCGCCAGTCCGCTTGTTGCGATAGGTCGGCATCAGTCGATCCGTTCGTATCCCTGATTGATGAGAAGCCGGTCCTGGACCTCCTGCATCAGCCGCCCGTACTGTGCTTGCAGTCGTTTTCTGCCTGTTTTTACGTTGCCGAGTGTAGTCGGGTCCGGGACCAGCTTGTTCAGGAACTCGATGTCGCCCTGCTGAAGCACACCCAGCTCAAACATATTCTTCAGGTCGCCCAGGATGGCGCCGTGAATGGCCTCCATCTGGCCTGAAACCTCGCCAAACAGCTCCGTCCCGTATTCGCCCACCAGGTCGGACAGCTCGGCCACGTTGCGTTCCAGGCGGCCAAGGGAAGCGGCTTTGGCCTGAGCCTCCCGGGACACCTTGCCGCCAGGGATCGGGACAAGCTGAGGCCCATCAGGCCCCTGGATCAGCATATTCTCGCCCACCCGCTCGGGGCCTGCGGGCTGATTCGCCGCCTCAATAGCCTGCTGGATTTCCAGCGCCCGTTTCTGGTTTTGCAGCTCCTTGCCCTGAATATCCAGGCCGGACTGATACGCCTCGATCTGGCGCTGAGGCTCTCCCATATTGTAGGCCGCAGTGGCCTGATTCTGCTGAATCGCCCGCTGATAGGCGTTCAGCTGCCCCCTGACCTCCTGCGGGTCGAGGTTTTGCGCCCAGGGGGCGGCAGTCGGGAATCCCGCGTCAGCCAGGAACCCAGCCCGCTGCTGTTGCTGCTGCTGGGCCATCTGAGCAGCCTGCAGCTCCTCTGCCGCAGCCTGCGCCCGCCTGGCGTTGCTGCTGTTGGCAAAAGCCGAGGACCGGTAAATATCCGTCAGCAGGCCGGACAGCATCCCCTGTTCCTGGCCGGGGTTCATGTCGGCTTTGCGGCTGAGCAGGCCCCCGGCTCCCAGGACGCCCAGCGCAATGGCAAGTGGTAACGGCATGGTCTATCCCCCCGCGCTGCCGATGCCGAAGTTGAAACTCTTGCCGCTGTTCAGCGTCCCCGGGCTGGTCCCCAGGATGCTGGCCAGCACCGACCAGGGCTGGAGGGCAAGGTTCTGCTGGAAGCCCAGGTTCTGGACCCCGCTCTGGATGCCCTGGTTCATCAGGTTGCCGTACAGGTTCGCGGCATTGATCTGGTTGCCCTGCTGCTGGAACATGATGTCATTGACACCCTGCCCGAATGCCTGGGCGACCCTGCCGCCTGCAAGCCCCTGGGCAATGCCCTGGCGACCGCCGCCAAGTCCCCCGGCCATCTGCGCCCCGGAGCTGATCCCGGGCAGCAACTGCTCCCGGTAGAACTGGCCCAGGCTCTGGCTTAGGTTGTCGATCATCCCCTGGCTGTAATCCTGCCCGCCCGTGGCCAGCCCCTGAAGGTTGGCATAGACCGGGTTGTTCGGGTCGATCTGGTTGTAACCCGCCTGGGCGTAAGGGAGCGCCGCCTGCTCGTAAACCTGTCCGAGGCCACCCAGACCCCCCACCTGGCCGTAAAGACCCTTCAGGGCGTCACCCTGAGGCCGCCAGACGCGCTGCTTGTTCTTGCTCTGGCCGAAGCTGAAAAGACTCATCGATGCCTCCTAAGGCGCCTCTAGTGCGTCAAGCCTGGCCTCGATCTCTGCCAGTGCGTCTGCAATCCTGGCCAGCTCGGTGAGCAGCCATGCAATATCATACTCATCCGGGGGGTTGCTGGGACGATAGCTCATCAGAACTCCCCGTCCGGCTGATGTTCCACCGTGAAACCGTCATACCAGTAATTCAGCGAGTCCGCGGTGATCTCGATGTCCATATACCGGCCCCGGCAGACCAGACTGATCTGCTGCTCCTGGTCCAGGTCGATCAGGCCAGCGTCCTGAGTGCCGCCGCTGAGCGGCGAACCATCAATCGGTCCGCCCCGGGTCGGGTAGCCCACCACGTCGATCTCCACCCTGGGATTCTGGTACGGCTCCCAGAGCTTGCCGCCCAGGACGTTGATCCTGTCTGTGACGCTGAATAGCTGCGGGTCCTCGGCATTGAGCTGGATTCTGCTCCGCTTCAGGTACGGGAGGCCGCTGTAGCCTACCGTCGGCTCGTTCATGGTGTCCGCCGCAAACAAGGCCCCGACGTTGCCAGCCCCCGCGCCCCCGACCACCACGAAATACCTGTCCTCGCTGTCCGTCGTGACCGGCCAGGGCCACTCCCCATGGCGGGCATGGTAGGGCAGGGCGTTGCCCCCACCGCCAGCACAGCCCCATGTGTCCTGGTCATACTTGTAAATCCACAAGCTACGGATGAACTCCTCACCCTGGGCCTGCGTCCTGGCGTGTATCCAGATTTCCTTCTTGTCCGGGTGATGGACCAGAAAAACGGCCTTGGCCCCGATCCCTTGCGCCAGGGCGCCATCCACAGACAGGTTGTTGTTCACAATGAACTCCCGGACCCGCCCGTTAGCCACGGACTCAAAAGTGCCGTCAGGATTCACAAAGCCCGCATCGCTCGGCGTGACGATGAACAGCCGCCCGTCCACCTCGGTCATGCAATGCCGGGACGCCACGCCCACGCTGTCATTGCGCAGCCGGAAGGCGTAAACGAACTGCCCGCCAATGTA